ATCCTTGTTTAACTCTCCGCGGTAGTAACGAGCCTTCAGTAATTGTTTGCGCGCCAAGTCGTGACTATAAGCAGCAGACTTCATCTTAGCGTTAATCAATAGATCTAGGTATTTGGAATGGAGCTTAGGTCCACGTAGGGCTTCTCGGGCCAAAAAGGTTTCGTCAATTTCAGAATCTTCTTGCCAAAGTTGTTTGACTTCTTCTAAATTCAAGGTGTTCTCCAAATCATAGTAAATTGCTGCAGTTATTCAATCAAATCGCTGTGTTACTGTGTATTTATACGACAAAATCGAGCAGTATTTTTGCCCAATTAGAATTTAGTGTATTTTTGCACTTAGATAGGTTACCCTATACTGAATATGGTCAATTGAGTGTTTAAAACGAGTTTAAACTATTTCGTATGAAGTATAAAGGAATTCAACCGATCCTTGAATATAATTTACATCAGCATCGGTTGACTGAAATTGAATCGTCTGTAGATTAGTAGGAATTAAATCTTTAAACTTGATAGTGCGAACCACTCCAGTCGTATTAAGGATTTGTAAAAACCCATCACTACTAACCTTTGTTTTATCGAACTGTGAATCATTGTCCGGAAATCCAAGAGTGATCAACCAATTCCAAATCGCCATGTAGTTATCCATATTAGTATCGATCATAAAGTTAATCGAAAATGGATCCCATTGTAATTTATCGCCCGGATGTGGTATGTCAGTAAAACGAGTTGACTGAACTGCATCGGGCAAAGTTACACCAGGCAGATTAACTTGCTGAGCATAGAATCCTACGTTCGGTAGATTTGCTATGCTCAACTGGTACCCGAGTGGACTGAGGAAATTGGTTGTATTCATAATACTATTTATATCCTAGAAGCAGCAACATTCGCAGCCCTAATTTCGAGCAACGAGTTTAGTTTTGCTATTGTCAACTGTTTATCTTCTTGAGCTAATTTATTTTGTTCAGTTAATCTATTCACTGCATCATAATCAACATCACGATATGAGTTAATAATTATACCGGCAAACATTAACACAAATGCAATTCCTGACATAGCAAACATATTGCCAACAGCAAAAGCAATCATAAAGAATATCCCTACGAAGATGACAGATATTCCGGTCCAAAACATACTATCTTCTAATCTATTTCTAGCCTCGGTCATTTCAGGCCAAGATTTAATTTCTGTGAGGAATCGCGAATCATATTCTTTTTCTTTACGTACAGTCTTAGTCTTTACTTTTGCTCTACTTGTTGTGTATCGGAAACCACCAGGCAAGTCAACGGTTCCTCGCAAACCTTTGGTGCTTGCGTTGATTGTAATTGACTTTGCCGGCTTAATGGATAAAGAAGCATGAAACCCGTTGTTAGGGGTCCATGAATAATTAATCCATGAACCCTTCCCCTTTGTCCTACCTCTAAAACTTAATCCCATAATATAGCCTCTTAATGTGGTAATTCACAAAGTATAAATATATGGTAGTCGCGGAACGGGAATTCCCACTACCTCTAGACATTCTTACGTTAAAGAAACTAACATGACCAGCAATAATATTTATACAATACTTTCCAGCAAACCTCACAATGAACATTACCTAAAACGATATTGGAAATTTATCCAAGGGTGTCAATATTCAAACAACGGTTTAAATTCGTACACAGAAAATCACCACATATGTCCAAAATCCAGTGATTTATTTCCAGAGTATAATTCATTTATAGATCACCCTTGGAATAGGGTTTCGTTATCAGATAGACAACATTTTATTGCTCATTGGATGTTATGGAAAGCATATGGTGGTCGCCAAACTTTTGCGTTCATTTCAATGTGTCATAATATGAATCCTAAACAAATGTCTAGGGATAAAAAGATTATCAATAGTAAAACGTATGCAGTATTGAAAACTGATTCAAGAAATTTAATGTCAATATCTAAACGTGGAAGAGCATCATACAAAGATGCTAAAGGGAATACTATTACATGTTCTACATCGGATCCTAGAGTTATATCCGGGGAATTAATATCAACTACTTTAGGTAGAAAATGTAAACCAAGAACCAACGAATCTAGGTTAAAGACTAAAGAAGCATTGAAAAGTTATTTTGCGGCTAATATAAACGAGAGTAGGACTAGGAATATATACTTTTTAGAATTAAGAATAACAATACCATTTCATTCAAACTTAGTTGTGTACTACCTTGACCAGGGATGGTCGTTGAGGGAAACTCCTGAGCACAGATCGTTTGTAACGATCTCCTATAATATTTCGCGAGGAAAGTTAAATAAGTCTACAAAAGATAAGATAGGAATTGCTAATAAGGGAAAAACTAAAAATTCAATATGGGCAACAGATGGAGTGGTTGAGATAAAACTACCGCAATCCACTCCAATACCAGACGGATTTATTAGAGGAAGACTTAAAAAGTCTAAGAATGTAAATCCTCATACTTTAACATCGCAACAATAAAATCTTTTACCAAGCTGCTGCGAACAATGTCCTCTACTGTAAATTCTATTCTTGTATGAGAACTCATCATGTCTGCTATGTCTAAGAATTTAGACAGCCCCGATAAGTCAGTCTTTTTAACTAGGTCGCATTGTCTATAATCACCACATAGAATCAGTTTAGACATGTGACCAACCCGGGTAATCGCCGTGGATAGTTCAGGCCAACTAAGATTCTGGCATTCATCGATAATAACAATCGCGTTATCAAATGTGCAACCGCGCAGAAAAGATGTTGATATGAATTCAATATAACCTTGCTCAGCTAGACGATCCCAGGCATCCTTTCTAGAAAACAACGTTTCGCAAATTTGGCGATATGGTTGCTCATACATATTCATTTTCTCTGCGGCGTCGCCAGGCAAATGCCCAATCTCTCTGCCCTGCACAGCTGATCTAACAATAACAACTTTCTTGAATGGGTTACTACGATCCATAACTTCTTCAAGTGCTTTATATACTGCGGTGAAAGTTTTGCCAGAGCCAGGAACGCCGTGGAGTGTTATGAAGTAATCGCCGCGTTTGTATGCGTCAAAGAATAATCGTTGGTTGTCGGTAAGAGGATCAAACACTAACATATTGTCGAGTTTGAGTTTTAATGCTTGGGTGGGAGTATGAACTGGTTTATCGATGTTACGGTCAACTACTTTAGGTGTAAAATAAAACCCAGGATTTTAACTCTGGGCTCTAATGATTACTTATTTAGATTTGAGAACTTTAGATTTCCACAATCCCATATTCGATCAATCTTATTGGCTAGCATATTCTCATAAGCAGTTTTGTTGCCATCATAAATTGGATATGAACTCATCTTCTCTTTTGTGTATGACAACCTATGTTTTAATTCTCCAGATTCAACGCCATACCAACCCGGTGAAATAATCTTCACATCGTTAAATACCTGCCCATAACTATTGTGTAACGTTGATGTAAATCGTCTATCGGCATATGTAATTAGATTCTCAACGTTAATGTTCTTTAGGAATTTTGACAACGCCCCAATGATATTTGTGTTTAGTTTTGATGCAAATCGAACGATCTCTGTTTCCCTATGAATAGACAATCCTATACTCATAACCGATATTAGTTCATTCTTATACATTAATCCATAATGATTCTGCGTAGATCTAAAACCGGCCAAGTGATTATGATTTAAGAATTCTCTGGCATCAGTTGCAGTTACTTCTACAAATTTACACTCACGAGCACCGATTGTTGTTTCAGTAAATCCAAGACGATGTTTAATCATCGACTTCCAGATTTCCCTACGATTCAAATCTTGCCATTCATTTTCAAATATGCGAAGTAACTGGATACCTTTTGCTTCGCATAACTCAGTTTTATTTAGGTGATAATCTTTATCTTTCCCTTGTTGTTCTGTATGGTAAAATATTCCGTCATATTCAATTGCTAACTTATGTGACGGAATATATACGTCAAGTTCTTTTCCTTCGCAAATTGTTCTGTCCGATATTATATACTCAACGTTTAATGATTTTAAGAATTCAGTTATCTGCGATTCGGCAAATGAACGTCCCTTAGTAATAAGGTAATCCTCTTGCATGCCAAACTTTTTAAACATCTTATTTGTATGAGAAGGTGAAAATCCAATATGGTTCGCAACTTCAGCTCGACAATAATATCCGTTAGATTCTACTATAGAATGAACATACTCTTGGAATCTAGCTGAATCCTTAGTCAGCAATATATCTAAGAATTCTATATCCATTGCTTTGGCCGACACACTTGTGATCCATCGTCTGTGACGCTCATCATCGGACTGTATACGAGTACGGCGAGATATGTCAGCTGCTTCAGTGTTGAACCAACTGTCGGTTCCCATCGATGCAATCCTAGCAGCAATCGCTTGTTCCGATTGAAATGCATTCTTTACACCCATTTTCAATAATGTGGTTGTTTCTCGCTTGTCAAGATATTCTTGAGTTTTAGAATGGTGTTCAACTCCACGTTTAGCTAAGTTGGTTTCTTTAGACTTACGGTTGAACTCATCTTTAGTCTTCTGATCCCAAGGTTTAAACTCTTGAATCTGAGAAAATGATTCTACACCCCAATTTTGTTTTGTTGTTGATTTGCGTTTAGCAATTACTTTTGCCGATCTATGCATACAACTTAATGAGCAATATTCTGACCAACCACCGTAAGCAGTGACTAATGTTTTTGCTTTGCCGGGTGACATAAAGTGTAACTGATTACCACAATAACATTTAGGTATTTCAGTTAGATCTGCTAGAATTAACGATGCTCGAATTTTATTGGATGTATAACTATCATCTAGTTCAGGCATAAATGTTTTTAGTTTATCGGTGATTACTTGTGGGATTGTTTGACTAGAAGGATTGTCACACTTGTATTTTATAAGATCTTGCTTCATAGTTGGATTTAAGACTTGTTATGTATTGATTATTTATTTATATCTCGTATCCAATTTTATGTACAATTTTTCTTTCATTCATCGTATAAGAAATTAATGTATGACCTTTAATATAAATGCCAGGTGACGCAATAGACTTGCTCATAAAATTATTTAACTTATGATCTATTAAAAAATTTACATACATATAGCCAAGTTCGTGTTTAATTCCATTTGGATCTTCTATTACAACATTGTCATATTTTTGTGTTAATCCGTCTAATATTTGTTGATGTTTAGTTTCGGCAATTTTAATAGCACTTTCAGGTGAAGCTGAATTTGGTTTAACATATGTCCCATCAGCTTTACGTTTAGCTATTCCTTCTCGTCTACCACGACTCATATTTGCACATACATCATCATCCAATACTTTTCCATAGTTAGGATGCAACTCTCCGGTGACACCGAACATACCATTACCTTCTCCACGAATTTTGGATATTCTTTTTTCTATATGCTCGTCTGTTTGTTTTCTACCTTTGATTTTTGCTCTGTGTTTTTCAATTGTAGATTGTGATCTATGATGACCGGTTCCACCAAGTTCTACGTTATAACCATGATCATCGACCAGAGTTCCGTGTTCAATTATTAACTGCCCTTCCATAATTCTGGAGTGATCGTAATCGTCGGACTGATAGATTATATCATAAGAAAAATTATCAGCACCATATTTTAATATAGCTTGATGAATCGGCATATTTGATCTTTGCTTTTTCGACTCACCACGATGTTCTTTAAATCTAATTTCGGGATCCCTTGTCGTCCATCCGATATATGCCTTGCCATTGATACTATTTGTTATCTTATAAATTGAATACATTCTTATCACCGTTAATTGTCAGTCACTAATCTATTTATATAAAATAAAACCGGAGTTTTTAGTTCCGGTTCTACTTTTATTCTATAACGTTTACTATAGCAAATTACATCAAGTTACTTACGACAAAACTTCTATAGTACACATTGTTACCAGCAACCAAGCCATTAGCCTGAACACCGTCTTTAGCCGCAAAAGGATTTGCTACTACGCCGTAACGGGTCTTGAAGCCAAGTTTAGGTTGGAATGTAGCTGGATCAACAGCACGAACCATTTGCAAAGCTGTGTACGGGCAGTAGAACATACCAGCATCAAAGCTTGAAGCACCTTTGTAACCAACAGTGATCTTCTGTGTAGCACCAGTGATGCTGTAGTTAGTAGCGCCACCACCATACGGATCAACATAAACCTTCATCTTGCCATTCAATACACCAGCGAATGTTGTAGATGCTTCGTCAACATTGAGGTTAGCAGAGATAGCAGGAGCGTAATCCAAAACACCAGCCATTGCCAAAGCAGAAGCTACGTCAGAAGTTACGATCAAGAAGTTACCTTTACCGCGACGTGTTTGCTGAGCAATTACGTTAGCTTCACGTTCGATTTGGAACATCATACCCTTAAACTTCTCAACAGACCAACGGCCGTTAGAGTCAGTATCAAGGTCGTATGTACCAGCAGTAGTAGTACCTGTTTGGCAACCAACAACAGCTGAAGTATTCAGTGTGTCGATGATTTCACGGTTGATTTCAGACAAGATTTCGTGTGAAAGAATTGTTGACAATTCAGCTTCAGCATCGAGACCATGAACTGATTTCAAGTCTTGTTGCAACTCAAGAGAGTACTCAGCACGCAACATACGTGACTTAGCTGTAACAACGGTCTTCTCGATAGAGAAAGCCATATCAGCAGGAGTCTTAGCTTCAGCAGTAGCTGTCAAAGAACCTCCACCTGCAACGTAACCAGCATCGCCAGACTCACCAGCAGCTGCACCAGAGAATGCAGTATTTGGCTTGTTGAACAAAGCTTCAGTTCCGTTTTGTGTAGAGTAGCGAGACTTCATAGCGAAGATCAAGCCAGTTGGTTGTGTCAGTGGTTGAACACCAAGAACGTCATAAGCCATCAATTGAGGCATAGCACGACGAACCAAAGAGATCAGAACTGGATCATAACCAGCAACAGTACCAGTAGAAGCACCAGCACCACCCATAGCAATGCCTGTACCACCTACGTTAGCTGCTTCGCCCAAAAACGCGCCGTTTTGACGGTCTTGGATATTTACTTGTTCTTGGTTTTCCAAAACGATCGCAGTTGTTTCACGACGATACGCATCAGAGATTTTTGGCATTGAAGGGTGGTCAAGAACTGGTGCCCACTTTTCAACGATTTGTTGACGATTCAAACTCATTTTATTTCCTTTTTAGTTAATTGAATTATTTGCGTGACAGGAAGTTAGCGTAAGCAGCAACACTTGAAGTAACAGACTTCTCTTCTACGATCGTTGATTCAGTGATCATTGGAGTAGTAACTTCGGTTGGCTTTTTAGCAAAATAACTTTCACGGATTACTTTAAGTTTCGCGCTGAAATTGTCAGCACTTTCAAACGATAGCTCTTCAGCCAAAGTTGTAAACTTGTCAGCTTCTACATCGGTAAGATCTTTAGTAGCTTCTTGTACTGCAACACTGCGTTGTACTTCTGACAGTGCTTTATGCAATTCAATATTGCGTGCTTCAGATTCTTGTAATTTAGCATCAAGCTCTTGAGCTAATTCTTCCATTTCAGCAACAACGTCCAACTTCTCTTCTGGCATCTCGATATAAGATTCTTCGAATACAGTCTTCAGTTTAGCCATGAAATTCTCAGCCAACTCAGCTTTAATACCACTATCAAGGGCAAGCTCATTATCTTTCATCCACTCTTCAGCCATATAGCTCAAGTATCCATCAACTTTTTCAATTAACCCTTCTACTTCTGTTGCTACTGCTTCTTCGAGTTGAGCTTCGAATTTTGCAGTGTATTGCTCTTCAAGCTTAGCTGCTTCTTCTTTAACGCGTGTAACTACTGCTGCTTCAAAGATTGTTGCTGCTTTTACTTTAAACTCTTCTGAAAGCTCTTCACCTTCAACCAGTGCAGCTACGTCAGCTGTCACGTCGATTTTTGTTTCTGCTACAACTTCTGGAACTTCTTCAGTTGCTGGAACTTCAGCTTCTTCGGCATCCTGAGCAAGCTCATCGCCAAGTGCAGAACCTTCGGTTACCACTTCTTCAAACTTTTCGCTTTCGGCCATAAGCTCAGCGATTCTTTGTTCAATAGTCATAAAGACTCCTTAATTTTTCTGTAATACTATTTATAATTTTAAATCTCTCACTATATCCATTTAATCTTAAAACCGTAAAACTTTACAATCCATTATCCAAATGATCTTGGATCTGTTTGAGGTGATGCAGCCTATCTTCGGCTG